TATGGCGGTAATCCTGCCGACTCAGGGCTGTGGATAACTGACTTGTTGGGTGAAGGTCACATGGCTATACTCCGCGAAAAAATGAACTCTCGTGTAAAAGTGTCTAAGCTAGAAGAAAAAGATATTGCCAAGCATTATCGAGAGCAGTTGAAACTTATCGAACAACAACGTGCCGAAGGTAAAGTCGGACGTATAGAATTTGAGTCATATCAGTAACTTATGGGCAGACCTACCGATTATTGTGATAAAATAGCGATTGATATTTGTACAGAGATATCTTTAGGGCGTTCTTTGCGTTCAATATGTGAAGATGAAACCATGCCAAGCGTTAGAACAGTGATCACTTGGAAGCGTAAACATCCTGAGTTTCTTCAGCAGTACGACTCAGCGTGTATCGAGCGATCTGAAATGTTGGTAGAAGATATGCTTCACATAGCGGATAACAGTGATCCAACTGAGGCAGCAAAGACACGCATTCGGGTAGATACTCGAAAGTGGGCAGCAAGCAAGATGAAGCCTAAGAAGTACGGCGAGCAGCCTGAATCTGAAGTTGAAGATGTTGATCCAATCGTAGTAACCCGATGAATCTAACCGATCCTCAATGGGATATATTCACAGACGATAATCGCTTCCGTGTAGTGGTAGCGGGTCGAAGATTCGGCAAGACCTATCTCTCAACCATTGAACTATTACGGATGGCTCTAGGTGAGAACGAAAAGGTCTACAACAAGAACTGCTGGTATGTCGCCCCAACCTACAAGGCAGCTAAAGAGATCGCTTGGGATATGCTCAAAGCTACTATCCGTGAAAAGGATGTAAGCAAGATCAACGAGTCAGAACTAAGCATTAGGTTCAAGAACGGATCAATCATCGCCCTAAAGGGAGCAGAGAAGCCAGACAACCTTCGCGGTAGATCACTGGATTTCGTAGTTCTGGATGAGATAGCGGATATGCGTCCTGAAACATGGAATGAGGTTATCCGTCCATCACTGTCAGACCGTCAGGGAAGTGCTTTGTTTATCGGCACACCTAAAGGGCGTAACCACTTCTACGATCTATGGACTCAGGACTTAGATGATTGGGCATCGTTCCAATTCACCACCCTTGAAGGTGGCAATGTTCCTGACTACGAGATAGAAGCTGCTAAGCGGGATTTAGATGAGCGGACGTTCAAGCAAGAGTATGAAGCTGCGTTCGTTAATTACTCAGGGATTATCTATTACAACTTCGATCGCCAAGATTCGGTTCAATCAACTTTACTGGGCGATGACCATTTGCATATCGGTATGGACTTCAACCTTGATCCCATGAGTGCTGTGGTAAGTATCCGTGATGGAAGTAAGTTACGCATAATCGATGAGATCGTTATCTACGGCTCAAACACAGACGAGATGGTTGACGAGATTAAGCAACGCTATCCGAATAAACGCATTACGATTTACCCTGACCCTGCTTGTAAACAGAGAAAGACCTCAGCCGGTGGTAAGACAGATTTAAGCATCTTAGTCAATGCGGGATTTGCAGTTAAGGTAAGAGAGCGTCATACTTCCGTCCGTGACCGTATAAACTCGGTCAATGCGCGGCTTAAAACATCTGACGGTGAGAGGCATTTATTTGTCGATCCCAAATGTAAGCAGACGATTAAGTCGTTAGAAAGACAAACTTACAAGGAAGGCACTAGCCAACCTGATAAAGACTCAGGCTACGATCACATGAACGATGCGCTGGGTTATTTGGTGGACTACCTTTACCCGATCAAGCGAGAGCATGACATACCACAACCGACTAGGTGGAGTTAATGGATACGATTACTTCGACTCATCCCGATTATTTAGCTAACCAAGATAACTGGGAATTTTATCTTCGCTCCTACTTAGGCGGTGATGACTATCGTGGCGGTGACTACCTTGTCCGCTATCTGAACGAATCAAACGAGGATTATTCCCGCAGGATGAATCTAACCCCTGTGGATAACCATTGTTCTAACATCATTCACATCTATTCTTCGTTCCTGTGGAAAAACCCACCGACTCGCAACTTCAACTCACTCGATGGTGAGCAGTTCCTAGATCACATGATGCGAGATGTAGACCTTGATGGTCAGTCGCTCGATACCTTCATGCGTGAGGCGCAAATCTGGTCATCTGTTTACGGTCACTGTTGGATCATCGTAGACAAGCCTAAATCTAACGCTGGCACTCGCGCTGAGGAGCTAGCACAAGACATTCGCCCTTACTTCAATCTCTACACGCCAGAGAACGTATTTGACTGGAAGTGGGAGCGTACAGAGTCAGGTCGCATGAAGCTGACCTATCTTAAAATCCGTGAGGATGTCACCCGTATTAACGAGGTTGATTCAATCGCTCACTTCCGTGAATGGACAGAGGACACCGTTAAGCTGTATGAGGTACATGACGACACTGAGCGACTCATTGAAGAAATGGATAACCCTATCGGTGTTATTCCTGCTGTTTATCTCCCTGCTGCTCGTACTGTTACTCGTGGTATTGGTAAGTCCGATATTGCTGATATTTCCATCATGCAGAAGGCTATTTTCAACGAGCTATCGGAAATCGAGCAACTTATACGCATCTCAAACCACCCGACATTAGTTAAGACCTACGATACCGATGCAACCGCAGGTGCAGGTGGTATTGTTCATATGCCGGATGAGTTAGAGCCAGCACTCAAGCCTTACCTCATGCAGCCATCAGGCAGCAACCTTCAGTCGGTAATGGACTCAATCGAGAAGAAAACCGAATCAATTAACCGCATGGCTCACCTAGGGGCGGTTCGTGGTACAGATGCGGTAAAGGCTTCAGGTATTGCACTACAAACAGAGTTTCAGTTATTGAACGCTAAGCTATCTGAGAAGGCTGACCTCTTAGAGAACGCTGAGGAACAGTTATGGCGTTTCGTGGCTATTTGGCAGGGCAAGATGCCAGATGTCGAAATCTCTTATCCTGACTCATTCGATATCCGTGATTATCCGAACGAATTGATGTTCCTACAGCAAGCACGAGCGTCTGGTGTTCAATCGCCTACCTTTACTCGTGGTGTGGATAAGTTGATCGTTGATCTAATCTTGGATGACGAAGATTTGCAGAAAGCCTACGATGAGATTGACTCAGCTAGACAACTAGGTGACTTCACTCAGGCTGAATAATGGCTGACATCGATCACGCTCGCATAGTCGCTCGGATTGCTGCAACGCATGAACAGCGGCTTTTGTCCGTTCTACAGACGTTAGAGAATCGCCTAGCGGACTACATGAATCAAGCCCCTACCCGTCAGGGTGAGTTGTTTGATCTAGCCTGGTCAATTAGGGCTAGGAACGATCTCAACCAGATAGTGCGTGAAACCTACCTAACGGAAGTTGATCAGTTTGTTCGAGAATATGACGATGTTTTATCTTCACTTAACAGCCTCTATGCTGAGTTTGATGAGTTTGTTGGCGTTGACCCTGATGTTATTGCTCAGCTAAAGCGAATCTCGTTTCAGGGCTTTCAGGATATCGGCTCTACCTTCTCGGATGAGTTGGCTAACGAGCTATATCAAAACACCCTTACCGGTCGCCCTATATCTGAATCTGTAAGGAATATCCGGCAGAAGATTAACGGCATTTACATGGAGTCGGACAAGGCTGAGATTAATCGCTTAGTCCAGTTAGCTAAGGAAGGGTCAGAGGAAGCTGTTGAGGCATTACACAGAGAATATGCTGCTGACCGTACCGGTAGGAATATGCGCCGATACGCTAGGCAGATGGTTCACGACTCAATCATGCAGTTTGACGCTTCGGTGAATATTGCCGCTGCACAACGTCTAGGTGCAGATGAATTTAAGTATTACGGCTCTGTGGTAGAGGATTCCCGTGATTGGTGTATCCGTCATGTGAATAAAACCTACTCAGAGGAAGAAATCAGAGAGATGTGGGCAGAGAACGAATGGACAGGTAAAGCACCTGGTGATCCTTTCATCGTTCGCGGTGGGTATAACTGCCGCCATCACTTCAGACCTGTATTTGGCTTGGAGTTGAGCTAATGCCTAAGAAGCTAGAGAAAGAGTTAAAGAAAGTCTGCCGCCAGCGCGGATTCTCAAAAGAACGCTGTGATGCCTATGTTTACGGCACACTTCGTAAGACCGGATGGAAGCCATCCAAATCAAAAACTCGTTAGAGGTACGCATACATGAGCGAAAACATGGAAAACACGGTAGAAGAAACAGTAGAAACTCCAGTAGAGGTTGAAACTGAAAAGACATTCACACAGTCAGACGTTGAGCGATTGATCGAACAGCGTTTAATGCGTGAGCGTAAGAAGTACGAGAAGAAGATGGAAGGAATCGACATCGATGAAGCTCGTAGGCTAATGGAAGAAAAAGAAGCTGCTGAGATCGAACGCCAAAAGGAAAAAGGTGAGTTCGAGAAGGTACTTCAGTCAACGGTTGAGAAGAAGAATCAAGAGATCAGCCAGTACAAATCCAAGCTACAAGAAATTCAGGTTGATGGTGCTTTGATGCAAGCCGCTAGTGAGGTTAATGCCATCAATCCTAATCAAGTCGTTGCGTTATTGAAAAATAACGTTAGACTTGCAGAGGACGGTAGTGTAGAGGTTCTTGATGATTCAGGTACTCCTCGCTATACTGACGAAGGAACTTTGATGTCAATTCGTGAATTGGCTAAAGAGTTCGTTACTGCGAATCCGCATTTTCAACACGCCACACCAAGTGGGGCAGGTTCAAAAGGTGCAGCAGGTGGCTCGACACAGAAGCCTTTATCTGTGGCAGATATGGTCGCGAACTGGGAAACCGGAGGTCGCGAAGCGTTTGCCGCAATGAAGGGCAAACGGTAATTAATTTATTGTTTGCAACTGAGAGGAGAAACCAATGGCTGCAACTACTACTTCAACTCTTGACGACTTATTCGTCAATATTATCGCTCAGGCACGTTTCACTGCTGAAGAGCAATCTTTGATGCGTAACTTGGTTACCATGTACAACATTGACGCTCAACCTGGCGTTACTGTTCAAGTACCTAAGTATCCTGCAATCGCTGCCGGTGACCTTACTGAAGGCACTGATATGTCATCTACCACTGTTTCAACTTCTTCAGTGTCTATCACTGTTGGCGAGGTTGGCGCACAGGTATTGTTGACTGACATGGCTGCAATGGGTGCTGGTAACCCTGCTGATGAGCTAGGTACTGTTTTGGGTAATGCAATCGCTACCAAGATGGACAAAGACATCATCGCATTGTTCGATGGCTTCTCAACTTCTTTGGGTGCTACCACTACTGAGTTGTCTGCTGCTTACTTGTTCCAAGCTGCTGCTACCCTTCGTGCTAACAAAGCTCCTGGT